CTCGATCACGAGGGGGAGGCGTTTCGGCTCAGTCATACGAAACCTCGCGCCGAGTAGCCACGGGAGGTATCCACCTCCAACCGAGTATCGGCATCTTCCACGTCCCAGGCCTCCAACGCTTGCCGGAAGGTCATGGCACGCTCCTTGCACCGAGCTACGATCTGATCCGGCTGCCCCGTGCACCATTCATCTGCTAAGCCCCAACGGAGGGCGAGGTACCACTCCGCCGGAAACATTGTCGCGGAGTTGAGGAGAGTCATTGGGGCCGCTTGCCGCTGGATCAGCAAATGGAGGGTGCCCGAGGCTGTATAAGCGTCCGGCGTCGGCCACACGTTCACGGTGAGGGTCTGCGCCTGCTTGTCCACAAAGAACTGGCTGATGGTGCCTTGCTGGGCCGTCTGGCTCAACCGCATCCATTCGTCCCAGGACAGCTGCACCAACGGGCGACGATTCCCTGGGGTCTGGGCATCCTTCCAATATGCCTGCCAAGTCCGGGTAGGCTTGTCCATCGGAACCGTCCCCGCTGGGCCGAGGGTGTATTGGGCCACCCCCTGGGTCAGCGTCACCGACAGATCCTGCCACAGGAAAAGCTTCAGCCCCTGGGTTTGCCAAAGGGCCGTGAGGTCGTTGAGCCGGTTGAGGCCATCGGCCAACTGGCGGGAATTAGGAGCCACTCCCTCTGCAAGTTTCCCTGCATCCACGAGGGCCGTAGCGATGATACGTTCGGCTGTGTAGAGAGCGGCATTGTAGCTCATGGCGTCACCTTGAATCCGTGGGAGATACCCCACACATAGACGAGGAAAGCAAAGACCAAAGCCAGGAGGCCTCGGAAAGACCATTTACCGAACGTCGCCCACTGCTCCTCCACGAAGTCCTTGAGGGTCTCCTTGAGCACTTGGCGAATTAACTCTTTTTGTTCTTCCTTCGGCAACTGGTCCATGATCAGACCCCCTGCTTGACAAGTTCCAACACAATCGAGAAGACCTGCGTGCCGCTTGCCCACCCGGTTGTTTTGATCAGGATGTTGCCAGTTTTTCCAGCACCCGCATTGTTTTGCAGGCCCCCGAAATTGCCGTAGCTCATGCGACCCCGGCCCGCAATAGGCAAGATCACGAGGGGGGAAGTTGCGTCCCATAGGAGTTGGACCTCCAGTTGATCCGAGATGGAGTAATCGAGATGGTCGATGTAGACTGTCGACGGGACGGGAGACAGCGTGGTCAAGTCTACGGCTGTGGTCTGGCCGAGGTCACTCGTGTCCAACACACCCGTCAACTTGATCACCGCGTTCCGCGACCCGTCTACGAGGGTCTGTTTGAGAAAACTGTTTGCCATAGAAGTCTCCGGTTAGTTAGGGATACCCTCGAGCATTTTCCGTTGGGTTGTGCTCGAGGGTTTCGCCGGGACTATTACGGCCCGTTGCTGCCAAAGATACCACGCGGATCACCGGCACCCATGCTGAAGCGCATGTACGACAGCGCCTTGGCGTTCTTGGTGTCGAAGTCGTTGTCCATCTGCAGATCCGGACGAGCGCGCCAGAACATCACCATGCCGTCCTGGGCGTTCGTGCGAACAAACCAAGCGTTGGGCTGGTTGAAGTAATGGTTCATCTTGATACCGCCTGGCAAGGCATTGGTGGCCTTGAGGACGTTCAAGTTGTTCGTACTCGTGTTGGACTGCAGCACCGACTTGAGAATGCGGTTCGCGTTATACCACTGAGCGGGTGCAATGTGCAGCGACTGCATTTGCAGTGCGATCTGCATACCGCGATCGTTCTGGGTCAGCATGATCTGGATGCCCAGGTTCTCGATAGCCGCTTCGGACAGGTCCGCATCGGGCGAGAGCTTGTTGCTCCAGGTACCTCCCACCACGTTGGTGTGGGCGGTCGAGCACAGAGGCTGACCGTCACCCGTGGTGTAGTAGGTGGACACGAACGCGTTGTTGTAGATGAACGCCGCAGCGTTCTCAATGGTCTGTGCCATCGAGAAGGCGTTGGCCCGTGCACGGTTCTCGGCAACCTGCTTGTACTGGTTGTCGTCGATCTCTTCCTTCGTCACGATGTACCCTAGGGAATAGGGGATGTGAACGAAGTTAGTGATCTGACCCTGGAACTCCGTGTCGTAGGAACCCGATTGACCTTCGGGCTTCACGGGGGCCAAACCGAAGCCGGTGACTTGCACCAACTTCTCGAAAGCCATCGTGGAGTCCCGCTGCTCGAACAGGTCCACATACTCCTCGTTGTGTTCCGCGTAGGTTTGGCCCCAGATGCTGTGCACCCCGGGCCACAAGAGGGCCGGATGCAGGCCCGTATTGATAACACCGCCAGCCATGGTGGTCTCCTCTTAGTTAGACGCCGGCAGTGCCAGCTTTGAAGCAGTGGTTGTTGATGCGGACTTCCCATTTGGCGTAAGTGCCAAACACGTTGTCCTCCGTTTGGGCGAGGCCCAGGAGTTGCAGCTGCAGGGTGTTGGTCGTGGCCGTGGTGTTGTTGTTGAACAACCAGCCAGACACATAACCATTGTTGGTACCGGACAGCAAGTTAGCATTGACGCCAATGTAGGCCTTGTCCAACGCTGCGTGCGCACCGCCTTCCTGCACCACGAAGATGATGTTCGGATCATCGGCCACAGCCACGTAATAGCCCTTGGTCTTCGTTGCAGGAATGAGGGTGCCGGAGAACAGGTTGTTGGGGTCTGCGAAAGCGGCGCCGTAGGTGACACCGCCGAGGCCGACGATGGCACCGAGCACCGGGTTACCAGTACCGGCGGTTGCGAGGGTCACCCCTGCAATGCCGTTGCCGTCGCCGGAACCGGAGAGAGTCACAGGGTCACCGATTGCGAAGGCGTTGCTATCATCGGAGTCGATGAAGTAAGTACGAACTTGGCCGTTCCACGGCGAACCATTGAGGTACCGAGTCGGCAGCAAGCCCGAAGGACGATTGGGGTTCGCCATGGGAAGCTCCTATCAATGTTGAGGTTTGCGTTTCGGGAGGAACAAGTCCTGCCCGTCTTTAAGATAACGTTTCATCCGATCCGGATCGTTTTCAGCCCCGGACGTACCGCCCCGGAGGGCAGCCGCCGTTTGTTCGTTGCGGGCATCCCGGGAAGCCTCCACCTTCTTCCAAACGTCGAGGGGGCACTTCATCAGGTACAGCCGATCGGGGTCGCCGGTCACGGGGTCAACGTCACTGCCCGCGAGGACAGAAATGTTGGTGCCCAGATCCGTACCCCCGGGAGCGGCTTTACTGTCCGCAACGGAGCCGTTGTCGATCTCCAGACCATCTTCCACGGTGACATGGCTGTAACCGGCACGGAGGGCCCGTGCAACGTTCTTCGCCAGGAACCAATGGAGATGGTGACCTTGCAACTCGGGGACGCCGAGGGAAAGCGTGGGCATGTCCATCGGGATAAGCGACGGATCTGCCTTGCGCTTCTCAGGGATGTTCGAGGGGTTCGTGTCTTTCATGTTTAACCTCCAGTAGCCAGTTTGTACTGCGCGGCGAAGTGCTTGCGCCAAGCCGCCTCGTCTTTGAAAATCTTGTTCTCGCCAACGAACCGCTTTGCGTCAGCATCGCATTGTGCCTTTGCCTCCGGGGGGAGACTCTCATATCCGGTCTTGCCGGAAGAGGGGGATGCCCCACCCGAGGCCCGAGTGCCGCCCACCTTCGTCGGGGTAGGGCTTTCTTCGGGGAGTGCCTTAAATACCTTCGATTTCACGAGGTCGAAGAACGCGCGACCCGTTTTGCCCTCATGCTTACCCGTCTGGATGAGTTGGCGAGCATAGACCTCGGCGAGTTCCGTCCGCTCTTCATCCTTCCCATACCAGGGGTTCTCCGCGCGCCAAGAGGCAAAATCGGGGTGTTCCGGCACAGGTTGAGGAGTTGTCGGCTCTGGGGCCGCGTCCAAGCTCTTCTGAACTTCCTTCTCCTTCACTTTCACCTCAGCCAACTTGTCGTTGAGGTCATCAACAAGGTTGTCGTCGCCTTCATCACGCGCGGCTTTACGCTCCGCCAGAAGACGCTCACGCTGTTGCGCCAAAGCGTTTTGGAGGGACTCCAATTGGAAGGATTGGAAGTCTTTCATGGTGCGCTTGAGTTCATCCACGGTGGATTTCAGGGCCACCGTTTCCGCCTGCGCCTTCGACAGCTTCTCC